CAGCCATTAAATCTTTCTGCTTCGTTTGTCATAAAAGGATTGGTGTTGATTGGATAGTTTGCGATAACTCTCGCTGGAGTTTCGTTTGCGTAAATATTATATTTACCGTTTTCTGTGCGTATCATATAAGTTCAGTTTGGGTAGAAAAAAAACATATGGCGAGGACGATACGATTCGGGTCGCCACTATGTAATGACTATTTCAGTTGATCTAAAATTTGTTGTTTCTTTTTGGCAGTTTCTTTTATTTTTTTCCAGTTACTACCAAAGTCTTTGACCATCTTGCCAAAGTCTTTTGCTGTATTTTTTTTAGTCATGGTTTAAATTCTGGTCCTACGCCAGCTTGAACGCACTTGCCTTTCTTGCTGTCCCACCTGAATCCAGATGGGCATTTTCGTTTAGCTTGTGTTGTATTCTTTTTTTTTGTAGGTTCTCTAAGTGTTGTGTATTCCATCATTAAAATTTAAGATCAGATCTATCAAGTTTTGAAATAACAGACTGTCTATATGCAGGGTCTTTGTCATAGCGAGGATCGCTCATAGCTTCTACAAGTTGAGCCTGACTCTGATAAACATCAGTATTAGTTTTTGAAGGTTTGCCTTGTAGCATTCGTCCTTCATAGCCAGCATCATTTTGATACTGTGCTAGTAATCCATTAACTGCTAATTGAATTGAACCTTTATTTCCTGTGTTAACTAAATCATCAAAAGAATTAATTGCATCTTGAGATAAATTATTACCAGCCCAGTCCATTAAAGATTTATATTGCTCCACTCCGCCAACTGATTTTGTAATTGAATCAATATCAGTCTGATTGAGATCTGCATTCATTCCATACTCTTGAGCGCGACCCTGTAAATAAGCATCAACTACAACTTTAGATAAACCAGCTCCAGTTAATTGGTCATGCATTTCCTGTGGAATTGAACCACCGTTTTTCCAAAATGTTTCACAAATTGGATAAGGATCAACTCCTTTTTCTTTAAATAAATTACCAATAGTATCACCATAATCTTGGCTAACTGCTTCGTAATTTACTGAGCCATCTTCACTATAACGATCTACTTCATCAGAAAATTCTGGTTTAGTGTCTTCGTCTTTAGCTTCTACTTCTTGGGTTTCTTGCCCTTCGTCTTGTACGCCATCTTTATCTCCTAATTTTTTTTGAAGTTCTACGTATGCCTGTTCTAATTCTTCAGCATTTTTATATTTGCCAGCAAGTAATTCACCTTGCTGTTCAGCTAACTGTTCACCAACCTGTAATGAATCTTGCTCTTCAGTAGTCAAGCCTTCTTGTTGGGGTGTATCGTTTACTGTTAAAGTTTCTGACATTATTCTTCCATAGGTGGTTGTTCTTCTTGTGCTTCTTCAGGTCCGCCCATTATGTCTGGGTTCTTACTAGGGTCCATCATTGGAGCACTCATAAGCTGACCAGTTTGTTTGGTTAGTTCCTGTTGTTGCATCATTTGTTGTTGTTGCTGCATCTCTTGCTGAAGCTGTTCCTTACTCTTAATTAGATTAAGTACATCTATTCCTTGAGCTGCTGCTAAACGTTTTATATATTCAGCTGGATCTACATGTTTCATAGTTGCCTCTGGTCCAATAGTTTGTGCCAAAGTTGTTATGAACTGAGTCAAGCTTTCTCTATCCTGTCCTCTACCTAAAGCATTAACGCCAGCTACTATTTGAGGTCTAACTAAATCTTTAGGAATTTTAGGAATTTGATTATTTCTTTGAAGTATGTGTAGTGTTCTATTGAGGTAAGGTATTAGGAACTCAACAGTGAGTAACGAAAATAATCCGCCAAGCTGTTGTTCAAGCTCTAGCTGAGTAAGGCGTACCTCCTCTGCTGTAGTTCTTTCACTTTGTCTGATTTGTAAAACAAGGAATGCTTCATTGATTCTTCTTTCTAAATTAGAAATCATTTCAGATGCAGTACGAAAATCTGCCGTCTTACCTACCTGAACGACTTGAACGTCCTCCGCTCGACCTTGTACGATTGCTCCGTTCCCTGCCTGGGCTAGGGTTTTTGGCTTTGTAGTTGAGGATGGTGAGACTAGAAATACAACTTTAGCTGCTGCTGAACTACCTTCTGTCAGTGCTTGAGACAAACCTTCTAAAGATTTAAGATCTCCTAAGAACTCTTCCACTCTGCCACGTCCATAGTCTTCTCCATCTACTGTGTTGAATCTAAGGACTAGCCAAGGGTTTGCATTCTTTGGTGCACTACTTCTAGAGCCAGCAATTATTTTATCGAATACTTCTTGATGCCATATCCATCTACCATTTTCTAAACGAACATAAGTAAATACTTCGACATCATTATCATCAGACTTGTCTTCGTCTATACCTGTATTAGGTTGTATTGGTTCTTCTAAGTCTGCGTTCAGAACCTGACGAGATATAAGTTCCTTTGTGACGATCTCGATGATGTTCCCGTTTCCGTCTCTGTTAATAACAAAACGGTTAAGGGGGTAATGCTTGAGACCATCTTTGCCCATATAAATTAATGCATTTCCCGATACAATTAAATGTTTTAAAGCTTGGTTTAGTACTACTCGATCAGTAGAAGCATTGACGTAATCCATAACCATCCTTTCCATTTTGGCAAAGGATAAATCCATCTCACTTCTGACTTCAGCTGGTAGGTCTACACCTAACTTGTCGTCTCTTATTTGTAATTTGAAAAATGTTGTTTGTGGCGGAAGCAAGGCTAGACCAAGTTTCGCCGACAAATTGACAACAGCTTTGGCTCCGATGCTTTGCCAAGGGGTAGTTAACCTCTTGTGATTCGGACCACTCATGTCATCTTTAACTAGATAGGGCAACGTAAGTTCACTACAATCGATTGCTGTGTCAAGGAACTGTGAACGACTAGAGGAAAGTCGATTGTATCTTTGTCGCGCTACTATCATCCTACGTTAACTCCTCCGGTTGGTGAATTAGCATTCACACCAGTATTAATTCCAGGTAGAGCACCTAATTGTCCTGTACCTTTTTTAGTAGTTTGTTTATCTCTTTTCTGTTTAGCGTTTTGAGTAACTTCTATACTTTCTGGCTTGATCATTTCATCATCACCAGCTCCAGAAGCTTGCTGATTAGGTTGTTGTACTTGTGGTGGTGGTGTTTGCGTTCTTTGTTGAGGTGCAGATTGAGATCTGTTTCTATTACCTCCAAGAATGCCGAGCTGCGAAGCAACTGTTGCAGCTGTACCCACTGCTCCTAAGATTGGAGCAAGGGCAGCTATTGGTGCACACATTAGATTTCGTCCTCCATTATGGAATGTATATATTCGATTACGCTGGCTTGTCCAGCTCGGTACATGATGGTCTGTACATCTTCTTTGGGATGGATAGGTTTCCAACCAAAATTTTCCTCAAGATCACTAAGCAACTTATCCAACCTTTCGTTGTGAAGCTTAAGAGTACTGAGGGAGATTTGTGTTTGCATGTTCAAAAAATGCTGGCATTCGCGCAGCTTTGGTGGCATTAAATTCTGGTGCTTTACCTTCGTACATCAAACGATCACTAGCATCGAGCCAAAATTTTTTGCTCAAATATTGATCGTCATGTATTTGATTTAAAGGTTGCATGATCCAGTTGATTGTTGCCTTCCTTAGTTTGTCTAAAGAAGGACTTGGTGTAAGACCAAGCTCTGCACATACCAAACTATTTGTTGCTACGTGTATCTGCTCGTCTCTAGATATATCTGCACTAACAGTTCTTAATCCAGCATCACCATTAAATCTAAAGAAAGGTAAGACGACAAAAAATATTGCCCTCTCAATTACCAATGCTTTTAAAATTGTGTGATCTGGATGAGCTATCCATGCATCTCTTAGGCGTATTGCCTCGGCTTCAGCTTGATCATCTACGCCTAGAGCGTTAGCGATATATCCAAGGGCTAAGTCGTGGTTATCTTCATCCTTTACGTTTGATTCCAAAAGTTCTCTACTTTTCGCTGGAATCTCAGAGAGTGAATCAGATATAAACGAGCCAACTGGACATTCCATATTGCGTATAGCGAGAGCACGGAACACGGTTTCTTCTGCTCCATATTTGACTAATCCTTTAGTGGTTTGGACCGGTGTCCATTTTCGTTTTCGATTTAATAATTTTTCGTAGGGGTTCATTGTTGACAGTCGCAATTAATCTCTTCAGGTTTGTTTGCCATTATGTCTGCCAAGTAATCTTCAACTTCTGACTGATCTAATGCAGCGTATGCATCAGACTTATCTTGAGTGTCGCCCATTACTTGTAAGGAATAATAGAGCGAAGTCTGTGGACTCGAAAGCCACTCTTCGATAAATGCTTCATCGTAAATCACCATGTCACTCCAAGAATTGAAGCTATAGCCATGAAGCAAACCAGTTCTATCTAGCATGATCATTAATTGATCTACTACTTTTCTATATGTCTCCCATCCAACTTCGGATGCGATTTCAACGTCGCCATATTCAACTCTTTCTACCCCTAACGTTCCAGAATCTCTGTCAACTGTTCGAGCTATTGGTGGTGCGATCTCAGGAGTTGCTGTGTAGCCATTGAGATCTCTACTTCTGTATGAACAACTAGCCGTTGGAGCTATAGCGAATGCTCTAACCATGTCGTTCTCTTTTGCAATGTTAGCTGCTTCAATTACGCCCAGATAAAGTTCGCGAGCAGCTAATCCTGCGTAACCTTCGTAGCTTCTGCCCTCATTGATGGCTTCCAAAGCTTCGCCAAACTGGGCGTAAGTTATTTTGTTGTTTGCTAAAAAGTTAGCTAG